ACCGAAGCGACATGCCCGCAGATAAATTCCCATCCCCGCTGCAGCTCGGGTGTCGTGAGCACGTTCTGCATCACATTAGGCGGCGCGGCACATAGCCGGGCGAGGAGCTGCCGATAGGTATCGCGGTCGCCGCCGCCGGCCGTGCTACAGCCCGCTAGGGCGATCGTCAGAGCGAGGCTCAATTTCCGCATTGCCTTTCCTCCGTTGGGGTTCGTAGCCGGCGACGGCGCTGCCGAGAAACAGGCCGGCGATGGCTGAGAGCGCGGTGATCGCCTCGGCCCGCGACATCTGGTCGGTGGCACCCAGCGCAAAAATGGCCGGAACGATCACGAGAATCGCCACGACCCGGCTGAGCGCGTGCAGATCGAGATTGGCGACCCCGGTCCGGTAGAACACCGCTCCCGCACTCGCCAGCAGGACGCCGAGCAGGATCACCGCCGGCCAGGCGATGGCGCGCACCAGCTCGGGACCCTCAGCCAGCATCGAGCGGCTCCGAGAGCGGGTGCGGAGCATCGTAATAGGACGGCAACTGTTCGACCGAATCGAGCGCCGCCCAGGTCAGCGGCCCGACGATGCCATCGGCGCCGAGCTTGACCCGGCGTTGAAAGAAGCGGACGGCCTCCTCGGTTGTAGGCCCAAAAATGCCGTCGACCGAAATCATTAGGATACGTTGCACGCACTGGACCGCCTCGTCGCGCGAGCCGCGCCGCAGCACCGGACGGTTTGTCGGCGCATCGAGCTCCTCGGCCTGCTCGCTGGTCATGGTCGAGGCTGGAAGGTCGACGCCGCTAAAGAGATCCCATGCGGCGGTGTTGTCGTAATGAGCCTTAGTGCTGCGCACCGAGACGTGAATGTGCGAGGCGTGTGGGTTCGCTCCGCGATACGCCCTCCAGACCCACGGTTGCGGCCCGAGCTCGCCGGCGAAGATCCTATAGTTCGAAATGATGTACTTCGCCCTGGGGTCCCTAGCCCGGCGAAGCTGCTCGGCCATCGCCCAGGTGTCGACGCCGTTCGCCGGGTCGTGCGTGATGTCGAGCGCCGTCACGACGCCCTCTTTGTTCGGGTTGTGGTCAGACGCGCTGCCGCGGGCGCGGTGTGCGGCGTCGCCGATCGTGCCGTCGATGTGTTTGCGCCGGTTTGGCCGCTGCTGGTTGATCTGCTCGCGCATCCGTGCGAGCGACTCGGCAAGCCGCCACGCCATCGGGGCTACCGCCGCGCCTCGAGCGCTTCGACCCGGCCGGCGAGCTCCTTGATGGCGTTGATCAGCGCATAAGTAATCGGACCCGTCTTCAGGCTGAGCACCCGACTTAACTCGGCATCCTCGGGATGCAATCGCAATTCCCGCTCTTGGACCATCTCTGGCATGACCTCGGTCACTTCTTGGGCAATCAGTCCGTGATAGATCGTGCCGTCATCGAGGGTGTTGGCCAGCCCATTGAACTCGTAAGTGACCGGGCGTAGCCCGCAGATTTCAGCGAGCCCACGCGTATAGGGTTGAACGGTTTCTGCTTTTTTGACGCGGATGTCGGACGCCGAATCATCCCACGGGCCGCCTCCCGGTCGCCATGCGTTCGTTCCGTTGACCAGAAAGTTGCCGCCTATTTCAGCGGTATAGGTAACGTTTAGGGCACCGAGCCAAGCCTTATCGCCGTAAAGATTGCCGTTATTATCTAGGGAAAACACTGGCGGATCCGTCCCGCGCGACAGCGCCGCCTGACCGTTCTGTGCAAACCAGTGCCATGTCGTGGCCGCGCCAGGCTGCTGGCGCTCTTCGAAATTGAACGCCGCGCCATTTCCCAGCGCGCTGAACTGGTTCGACTGAAGCTCGCCATATTGATTGATTGTGAGTTTTGGCGGACCGATGCCACCGGCCAACGCCGCCTGGCCGTTCTCCGCGTACCAGTACCAATCCATACCGCCCGCTTGGCGTTCCGCGAAAATGAACGCCGCCGCAGCGCCGACCGCTCTGTATTGCGGCGCATAGACGTTGCCGTTCTGGCGGACGCTGAATTGAGATACGTAAGCTGCGTCCTCAACATCGATGACGGCATTACTGGGCTGCATTGCGCCGGTTGTTCGTAAACGCAGATTGATGTTGTTGCCGTTGCCGACCGAATCGATATTGATTTGGTTGCCGGATGGCTGCGCTCCGATGACGATGCCAAAAGCGGCAAAATCCTGAATGTAGTGAGCGGTGTGAAAGACCGTGCCGGCGCCGCCTTCCTTGCCGACCAATATGCCGAGAGAACTATCGTAGGGGCCGGCCGACGTGACTTGCAAACCGACCGGGACGATAGTCGTCGTGCCGTGCGTCAGGTTGGGCGGCATATTCGTATCGGGCGCGCCCGCAAAGTTGCGCACAGTGAGCTCACAGGCTACCGCTACACCAGCGGATGCATGAATCTCGGCCAAACCGTAGGTGCCGAACACACAGTTGCCGGTCGAGCCCGCGGCCAACTTGGCAAATCCTGCGACCGCAGTCGGGAACGTCAACGTGTTGGGAGGACTGTTGCCATAGAGATAACCGGCAATGATGTTCCGATTGCCCTCACCGGCGACGACCATCGCCGCCGACAGGCCCATTGCGTACCAGCTTGTGTCGGCGGTCGAGATTTGTCTGAAGTCGCCGCCGTTGATCGTCAAGTTTCCGGGGTTCGCGAGCGTACCGCCAATCAGAGGAAGAAACCCGCTGACGTCGACGCTGCCTGACGCAATGGCGATGATCGCGTCGTAGAGTTGCCGATAGCTCGTCTTGCTCGGGGTTATTCCGGCCTGAGTGACGACAGTGAGAATTTCCTCCTGTAGCATGTTGAGCCACCAGCCGTCGACGATCGTCGCCTCGAGGGCGGCGGCCGGATTGCCATCGGTGAAGAAGCCGGGTGTTCCGGGCGGCCCGGCGATCGGCAGGCTTGGAACAGCTGAACTGTTGTCAATTCGAAACACGCTTTTCCTCCCCGGCACCACCATTGGCGGATGCCCCCTGGGTCATGGCTTGATCGCGGATGTTGGTGATCAACGGCGCGACGATCCGGAACGGCCCCTCGGCGAGGAGGCCCAGTACGGTGTTCCATTCGACCGCCGTCAGCTCCACGGAAATTTTATCATCGGCTTGCATTGGTCTGTCCCTCCTAAATCCCGCACGCCGCCCAGCAGTAGCCATGCCGTCACCTCCGGTCGACACCCGTCAGACCCAATCCTTCGAGCTCGGATTCGATCTCGCGCCGGCGCTGTGCGAAGGCAGCTTTGATGGCATCGACCATCTGCTGCGGATAGGCGATGCGGTCGGTCGCAACACGAATACCAGAGGGTGGTGGCCGCGGTGGTTCCCCCGGCTGCGGTTCGGGCATCGGCCCCGGCGACACTTCCATGCCGACGATGACACCACCATTGTCAAAGCCGCGCTCGGCAAGATCAATGCTACCGAGTTCGCCGTACAACATATTGACCTGTTGCAGATTGGTGCGGTCTACCATCCACTCCTCCTATATCCCCAGCGCTGCTTGCAATGAGGCGATAGCCTGCGGCGACAAGGTGATCGTGCCATCGGCGGCAATGACCAAGTGGTTGGTCGCACCATTGCGGATGCGCAAACTGTCTTGGGTGCCATTGTTGTTGATGTCCACAGCAGGACCAATTGCCGCTGCAAAATTCTCTATATAAAATCCGACTCCCGCACGATTGAAGACATTAAAACACTGACCCGCCCCCGTCTGATTTATTGAAACACACGGGCTTCCGTCAAGAACATGAATGCCACGGCCAGCAGCCCCACCAGTGACGTATACACCCGTGCCGGTAGCCCGGCAGATAGTCTCCACGCCAAACGCGGTTGCGGGAACGTCGACAAAGACACCCCGACCGCCGGCTCGGGCCATGATCTCGACACCGCGACCGGGGCTGTTGTTGTCGATGTGAAGCGCTGCCGATGTGTTTGCCGTCGAGATATTGACCAATCTAATACCGCGCGAGAACGCAGCCGAGGCACTGATCGTAAGAGCGAGCCCCGTACCAGCTCCAGCATCATTCAGTGCGCCCAGCGTGCCGCCACCAAGTTGTAGAAACGGCAAACTGTCGCGCGCGGCATTCGACAGCGTGATGTTGCCATTCGCCCCCATGACCAGATGGTTGGTCGCGCCGGCACGCACGACGAGGCTGTTGCCGGTGCCGATGTTGTTGATGTCGAGGCCGATGTCGTTGGGAACCGGGGTCAGCATGCCACCCGTCAGCGGCAGCCCCGCAACCCAGGTGCCGGTGTTGGTGCGCAGAAAGTTGCCGGCTGTGTCGGGGTTAGCGATATAGAGACTGCCATCGGCGACAATCCGGCGCAGGCTGGCATCGACCGACGAGGGCACGCCAACCCACAAGCGTGGTGCGCCGGGGTTGGCTAGCTCGACTCCGAGTTCGCCTTCCAGCAACCCAATCGGCGCCTCGTTTGGCGTGAGGCTCCGCGGAATTCGGATTTTCCGTCGGGCGGGATCAAGCGCGGCCATGTCTGATGCTCCCGCTCAGAATGTGCCGCCGTCGATCTCGTCGGTGACCGACCACGCTCCGGTGTTGTCACGCACTAGAAATCCTTCGGCAGTGCCCGTAATGCCGGAAATCGCATCGAGGCCCAACGGCACGCCGTTTACCAAATAGCCGCCGGCAATGCTGATGTCGCCAGGACCAGGCGCAAGGCCGCCGGCAGCACCGACAGTGACGCCGCCATTGGCTTGAACGATAAACCGGCGACCAGGCGCGCCCGCGCCCGAAATCACTTGGATGCTGTTGCCGGTGCCGGTGTTGTTTAGCGAAAAGCCAATTCCGGCACCGCTGTTGGTCAGGTCGATGGCATTACCGCCGCCACTACTGGCGATGGTAATAGCAGTGCCGGGGGTGGCGCTCGTCAGGGTGATAAGATCAGGGAACGCCGCGCCGCTGGACGACAGGACGATCCCCTGGCCATCGGTGACGGTCATACGCAACCCGGCGCGAGTCCAAGTGTCGTCACTAACCGCCACGGTAATGCCCAACCCGCTGGTCGCTGGCACATTAGTGACTGAGCTCAGCGTCCCACCGGCAAGCGGTAATCCTTCGATCCAACCGGCCGGGTTGACGCGCAACCAATTTCCCGCAGTGCCAGGCTCGGGGATGCCGGCAGCCCCGATGCTCCACACACCTGCGGCACTACGAGTCAGCGCCCCGGCATCGGGGTTGGTGGCGCCACTGAGCCCGTCGAGCGCGGCACCCCCGTTTGCTGCAGCCACACCCGTACCACCACTGCCGAGTGCCAGCGGTGTCGTCAACGTCATCGATGCACCGGTAAGCGCGCCGGTCAGGGTCAGGGTTGTGCCGGATAGGCCACCCGTAAGCGTGCCGCCGCTAAGCGGGAGTACCGGTGCCCAATTGGTGTTTTCTCCGCTGCGTCCGTAGATCACGCCCGCCGTCGTTGGAGCTTCTGGAAATCCCCCGGTGGCGCTAACTGCCCAAGTACCGCCCGCCGCACGCATCAATACGCCAGCATCGGGGTTGGTGGCTCCACTCAAACTATCAAGCGCTAGGTCTTCAGTAGGCGCGCCAGTACCGCCAGAGGCGACGGGAAGTGCGGTCGTCAACGTCATCGACGCCCCAGTCAGCGCGCCGGTCAGGGTCAGCGTCGTGCCGGAAAGAGCCCCAGTAAGCGTTCCACCGGTGATCGGCAATACCGGTGCCCAATTGGTGTTTTCTCCGCTGCGTCCGTAGATCACGCCCGCCGTCGTCGGTGCCTCTGGAAACGCGGTGCCGATCGACCACGCGCCAGCAGCGCTGCGCACCAGCGCCCCGGCATCGGGGTTGGTGGCACCACTAAAACCATCAAGTGCCGCAGCGCCAGTTGTCACACCGGTGCCGCCTGAAGTGACAGCCAGCGGAGTGGTCATCGTAACGGCACCGCCGAATGTAGCGGTGGTGCCAATGAGGTTGCCCGTCAGCGTGCCGCCCGCGAGCTGCAGAAAGCGCGCATCGGCCTCGGCTTGGGTCATCCCGCCGGCACCGAGGATCTCCCACTCGCCTGGCGGAGCGATCCAGATGATGTTGTCACCGGTCGATACGCTTTGGCCGCCGATCACCGGTACCGCAACGTTGATGACACCGGAGGCCGAGGCTGTCCAATATTCGCCATGCACAGTACCGCCGGCAGAAATGTCGGGCGTATTGGTTACCGGGTTCCACAAGCCGCGGAAGAGTTGGCCAGCAGCGATCTGATCATCGACATACTGGCGGGTGGCGGCATGATTGACGGTGGTCTGCAGTGCCGGGTTAAGAATCAGCGCACCGGTCGTAAAGGTTTTGGTGCCGGTGATGTTCTGCGCACCGGCAATCTCGAGCTGACGATCAGCGCCGACCAAGCGTCGCACAGCGGTGCCGTTGCCGGCATCGAGCGTATCGCCATTGTCGTTATAAGCGAGTTCGCCGAGAGCGAGTGTTGCCGGTGCTCCGGCAGCGCCACCGACCCGGCGGCGGACTCTGAGTGTTCGCGCCATTAGAACGTCCCTCCATCGATGTCAGTCAGCCCTAAGTCGGATTCGAGATCCATGACACGGCGCTGCAACTCCTCGATCTCGTCCTTTGCGAATTGGAAATTCTCGCGCACCGTCGAGGTTAGCGGGTTGCCGAACACCGGGAATTGCGGGTCGATCTCCGAGCCGACGACAGACCGCGGTGCATTCGACGGCCACTGCTCGACGTCGAGGGCGCGCCGCGGCGGCCAGGTTTCCCAGCGCGCTACCCCCGATCGGAATGCCGGTCTGATATTGCGATCTTCGTAGCTGATCAACTCACCCTCCCGAATAACCGAATTGCAGGATCGTGTGCGCCGGCTTGTAACGGTTCAATACGCACTCCAGAACAGCGTTGCCCCACTCGCGCAACCGTTCGCCTGCGGTCGACTGGCCGGCGCGAAAAGGAAAGACAGTGACCTCTGGCGCATTGACGCGCCACGCATAGACCCAATCGGAGCCGTGGGCGCGGTCGCCGGCACGATTGCGCCCGGCGCGAAACGGCTCGAATTCCGTAATGGTGATCTCAAACCCGAGGATCCTGGCGAGCCAAATGAAGTATTCACGGCTCGACCCGCCGCGCGCCGCCAGCTTGAACAGCACCGCACGACGCCGGCCCTGCAGGCTCGAAGGGGCAGGCAGGCACGGGTCTGGCAGACCAGTGATGCGCTCCCAATCGGCGAGCGCCTCGCTGGCGGTACCCGGATAAGCCTCACGCAGCAAATCGCAGTCGCGGTTGTGCACTCGCGAATATTCGACGGCGAGCCCGGCAAACACCCGCATCAGCACACTCTCGGGATCGCGCGGCCAGGCCCAACCGCGCGGCAACAGATCGGCCAGCACCTGCGCGTAATCCTCGGCGGTAAAGCCGCAGGCGGCCTGCGGTTCCGGCTCGGGGATCAGTTCGCCCGTCGCCGCCGGGCCAGTGTCGAGTTCTACTCTCAACTGTACGTGACCCCGCCAAAGGTGATGATCTGGCCGGGCAGCGGCGTCGGCATCGTCGCCGGCTGATCAAGGATGAAGTGCTGCACCTGGGCGGTCAGGCCGATCGCCGTGTTCCACTGGCTCAGGTAAATCGGTTTGCCCGGCTCGGCCTCCTCGAGGATCAGCTGGCGAAGATTGTGCTCGATGCCCTCGCGCACCGCCGGGGTGTCAAGGGCGAGGTTGCGGATGTGCACCGCTACCGGATAGGCGATCGGTGCGGCCACCGTGACCTTCGCTGTCACTGGGCGCACCGCGTCGATGTGTTCGGCGACGAGCTGCACGTCAGGCGGAGTCGGAATACCGGTTGGCGCCCGCACCTCGTCCATCATAAAGCGCACGACCACAGTTCCAGCACCCTGCTCGAGGGGATAGACCCAGGCGCGGGTAACGCCGGGCACCTCGAGCGCCCAGCGCACATAATCGAACGCCGCCCCGCCATGCGGCGGCAGTTGGATGCGCGTCAATACCGCCTGCAACAGCAGTTCGTCGCTCTGCGCATTGGCGCCGCCGGCGAGCCCGCCAGGACCAACCTCTCCGGTCGCGCCAACGCCGATGAAGGTTGTCATCAGCACGAGCTGTGTGCCCGGGTCGGCGTTGCCCGTGGCGCCGTAACTGGTGCACTCGACGTGGAGCTGAATGGCACCGTTATGCTCCGTCCCGCCATCCTCGGTGCGGTACTGCACATTATCGGCGCGCCGCATCAGCGCTCCCGCCGGCACCGTCGCCCCGGGATCGGCCGGAAAGCCGACAATCCCCTCCGCACGCGCTGCCGGAATGCGCGCGATGCCCCAGATGCTGGCCCAGCGGTCGAGATATTCGGCCTCGGCTGTGTCGGGAAAAAGTTGAGCGAATGACCACTCAAGACGCCCATACAATAAATGCGCGATCCCGGCCTCGACTTCGGAAAATGCGCGTAGATTACTGTGTCTCAGGCGGACATCTGCGCCCGGCAATTTATCTACAAGATCGTCAGCGATCCGGAGCCGAAGGGCACCTAATTGCGGGCGAGCGAACGGAATGGGACTGCCCTCCTAAATCGGGAAAATCTGCCGCCACGCCCAACTAAAGTTGCGGTGCAGCAACACCCTGGCCTCGCGGGTGATGACGATATCGACATCGACCCGGCCGGGCGCTTGCGGGTTCCACGCCGCCGTCACCGCGACGCTGTCGGCAACATCGTCCTCGAGCAGCCAAGCGAGTGCCTCGTTGCAATAGCCCTCGATGCGCAGCCGCACCTCCTCGGTCTGTTTCTCACGGCTGATCAGCCATAGGCGCGAGCCGATCAGGCCAAACTCGTCCGCATCCCAGTCGAACCACACGCCCCTCCGATCGCCGTCATGCGGATCGGGCAGCCGGTCATCGGGATGCGCCAGGCGGTCGGTAAACAGCGAAATGATCACTGCCGTTTCGAGATCCTGGCCGCTCTCCAAGTCGGTGCCGTTAAAGACCCAGTCGGCCGAGCCGAGCTCCAGCAGATCTGGCCTCCACTCGCTTCGCACATCGGTCATGGCATCACCCGTTGCTCGAGCGCCGCGACGCGCGCCTGCAATGCGCTGAACTCTGCAAGGAAAGGATTGATCGGCCAACGGCGGAGCGGATCGCCAGCGGCAGATAAACCGGCACGGAAGAATAAATCCGTAAGCCATTGCTGCAGATATTGCAGCGTCACGGCATGCATCGGCGCGGTTGGATCGGCACCTAACGTGACATTGCCGCGCAGCACCAGCGGATCGGCCAGTTCGAGCGTGGGCGGCACTCCTGGGATCAGCGTGAGTCCGTAACCGAC